GACTGCGGGTTCGTAGTTCGTCTTGAATCCCTTGCGTCGGACATTCGCATGAAGTGTCTCGCGAGAGAGATTGGTTACACCTACCAGTCGTGTCTTGTAGTTCATGAGAACAACTCTACGTGCCTCCATCGTCCACTCACCGGCTGTCATGGCGGTGGGACACGTTGTTGTCACGTGATTCTGAAGATAGGAAACCACATCACGATCATACTTTTCATCCAGAACGCCGGTGATATGAAACACGCCGTTCTGAAAGATCTTGACCGTAATCTCCTTGGAGAGGAGTGTGCCATCGCCGTCGGACATGAGCACCAACGTTATGCTATTGTGGCCGAATCCAGTGGTGCGGCGAACAACCGGCTCAACCTTGCGGTGGCGGATGCGGTCCTTCTTTGACTCCCCACGACGGAGAACACCTTGCTTCTCAATCTTGATGATCTTGTCTGTCAGCGGAAGCTCATGTACTAGCTTGTCCGTATCCAACTTGACGCCTGTCGTATACAGCACTACCATTGTTGTCAGAGTTGGTTGGTCCATTGAGTCCGTCAGTGTAAATGGTTCTAATTTCGTTTTTCCAACTTTGACTCAAAGCCACCGGAAAGGCAGTTACCAATGAACAATCAAACTTACGAATGACCCTGCGCAACAGGACTTCTTCTCTAGGATTCAGCATCCATCCGTCTAGGAATCCGAACCAGACATGAACATCCTTCTGATGCTCAAAGACCGAGAGCGCTTCCTCCGCAAGACTGTCAAGCAACGTGAATGAAAAATCAATGCAATGCCTCGGAGGCGTGATTCTATACGTATAGACGTCTAGCATTATGTATATCAGGCTGTTGTTTGTGTAGACGCGTTACGTAGAGGTGTGGATACGCGTGCCAACCTTGTCCTTCAGAGCTGTCTGCTGGGCCACCGTCAGAGTACAGTTACATCCACGGGAGAACACCGGAGGCTCACCGCAGACCTGGCAACACGCAGCCGTTGAATAGCCACGCGCAAACGCATTCTTGGAGGCCTGGATCAGCGACAACTGAGCGTTCGCTGCGAGCTTGTCGTTGAACTCCGGTACAACCGTAGACGAATAGCACACAGGCTGGATCTGAGACGTCTTTGCGTTGACCGGCCTGGCAGACTGTGCGACGGCTTGGCCAGCCGTAAACTCGTTATAGACAGCCGTATCCTGAACGGTGTGAGCTTTTGCGTAGTAAGACTTCACCTGCGTGGAAGGACCGTTCAGCACCATCACTCCCGCCGAAGCAGGTGTCTTGGAATCCTGAACACCCGAGGCTGCCAGCCGCTTTACGATCTCCGTCTGATGTCCAGCGTCAAGATGGGGTCGCGTATCTTGGACTTTCGGCAGCCTCTGCTTCATGCGACCAAGGTATTCGCTATACGAAGACATTTACTCTTTACAAGCAAACAAAAACCATGGAGGGTCTCCGTATTCGTATTCCGAACAATCGGGCCTGTTCCAGTTATGGTTGTTTTGAGATGACACATTCAATCATGTGTCGCTATTGTACTATGATCTTAGCTCCCGGGGTGGGTCAAGAAATGTCGGCGGCAACACTCCCTCGTCAAACCAAGGTCGTCCATTGCCCGCCCCTCCGCCGTCTTTTTAGTAGTCGTTGACAGGTAGACCAACGAATCGTTTTCGGGTCGCCCATCCTCTACCCGGTTTCCCTTGACAAACTCAATATACTTCTTCCACTTGCCAGCGATGGGAAGATTACATGTGTAGCAGCGAATAGGAATTGGGAAGTCCATTGTAGCGTCTCTTATTATCCTGCCGTGCTTCCGTTTTTCCTAGGGTAAACACAATGAAAGGTCGCACAATTGTCCTTCTCGGTCTCGGCGTAATCCTGCTGCTAGTTGTATTGGCGATGGCGCGGCCCGCTTCCATGGGTCTTCAGGCTCGCGTTCAGTCAGATCTTGCGAATGAGCGGAAACGCTTCCTCCCCGAGAACAGCGTTGACATTGCTCAGGCAATGAAGCTAATCACATTTGATGAGCCCAACCTCCTGGCGCCTCCCACATCCCAACCGCCGCTCCTCTTATACCCGCCTTCGTCAGAGACATTAGAACGTCTCTCAGGCCTATAACAATGACGAACCTCAAACAGTGGATTCTTAGCTTTCTAGTTCTCGTCGCGTTGTTCCAGGCAGGTCTCGGAGGTCTCCGCGACATGTTTGGAATTGGGGTCTTTGGCATGTCCGCCCAACATGGGTGGCACGATGCAATTATTTTGCTATTGCTCGCGATTCTTGTCGCTATCATCATGAAGTAGGCTACCACGCGCACTCCATCTCCTGAGCACTCCAGTACTCGGAAACACCGTTCGGCATTGTCCGGCGGATCAGAAAGGGAAGTTTGCGCTGCTCAATCTCCCTCTTCGCCACATTCCAGATGAACATAGGATCACTCGTCTTTAATCCTTCCAGAGAGGCCAGCGGTTTCGCGCCCTCTGCAAGTTGTTGGGCACGTGTTGCTACGAGGGATGTATACTCATATTTCGTAAAGTATTCTCGTGTGACCCGAGGCTGCTTGATCGCATCCGACACCTCAGTGCGAAAGATCGGCTTTACTTGCTCCATTGTTACTGACTAGGTTTCTTTGTGTGAAAATCTTCCGTTTTACATAAATGCCCTATACACCGGACGCCTCGTCTGTTACTCGTTTTCGTCGGGCAGAGGCCACTATCGTCGCAGACCCGGTAAAAAAGTCCAGGACCTTTGAGGCGGTGACCAAGGCAGGCTATCAGTCCGCTATCCTCCGTGCGTCGGATGTAGGTAGCGAGATGTACTTCGGCCAGTCAGTCTTACAAATTCCCGAGTGGAAGTCGCCGCAGTTCAACGGAAGGTTTTTCGTGAAGTAAAGTAATGCCAACTCTCTCTGCGTCCGACTATACCCAGTATCTGAAGTTCAAGGCTGCGTCGCAGGCTGCCATTCAGCCGGCAATCCAGACACGTGACAACGTCACCCTAAACCGGAGCGTGATGAACGCAAATATTCTTACGTCGCAGGCATCGCTGGTTGCGAACCCTACCGTGTCTGTTTTGGTTGGAAACGCTCGCGTGCGACCGGTTCAGCCTAGCAAGACAAACAACCCCAACACACTCTCTACATTATCGTGGGGCTCTCCTACGGCCTCTTCCAAGTTCCAGCAGCCCGGTGGTCTTCCTGCGAGCGGGAGGGTAAGCACATACACTCGTCTACCACAGATCGTCTAAGGGCCGCGCGCGAGCTGCTTCCAGGTTGTCTCGCAGACTGCGCACTGGTAGAGCCATGATACATTCACGGGATCCAATTTGATACCCACAATATTTGACTCGTACCCGATCGTGGGGCACTTCTCATTGTGACAGACCATGTTGCTAAACCGCGGCAGGGTCGGATCATACTTTAGATACGGATTGATAGAATACTGAACTGACGTATCCTGCTGTAAGTCGTGCTCGTAGACAACAGGATTCGCCTTCGTAACCTCCTCCTCAAACGGACAACTGCGGCACTTGAGGTATGCCTTGCTCTCACGCTCCTCAATGTGATAGAGAAAGTTATTACACTGCGCACAGAACTTCATGATAGGATTCTCTTGTTTGTTTCTACCACATTCCTTTTGAAAACCGGAACCGTGCGTTCAAAACGAAACTGTCCGGGGAAAGTAATCGGCCACTACTAATACAGGATGCCCCCTACACCCCTTGACCGTTTCTTAGATGGATCTCCCGACGGGAAGACCGAGAAGGACCGTGAGGGCCGTAAGGTGATTGATTCTGGCAAGCCCTTTACTCTCTGGTCGTTTGAGAACAGGCAGAAGTGGTATGTTGACTCCGACGATCTTCCGACATTCTACAAGCTTTACATTGAGGATCTAGAGAACTGCGTTCCGCGATACTTTACGGAGAAGTGTACGCCCATCGGGCAGCTTCGTGTAGATCTAGACTTCAAGTATGAAGGTCGCGTGGAAAGCCATCGCCATACACGCGACCAGGTCGTTGCCTTTGTGTCAGCCTACATGGCAGAGGTAAAGCGATATGTAGAAGTTCCTGAGTGTGTGTCTGTCTACGTTCTGGAGAAGGACTACCCGACCTATGACGCCTCCAAGAAGATCTCCAGCTCTGGCATCCACGTCCAGGTTCCCGAGATCAAGACCAAGGCATCCGTTGAGCAGGCAATTCGCCGTTCACTGATCCGCCGTATGGAGGAGTTCTTCCCGGCACTTGGATTCACCAAGACCTGGGAGGATGTGTATGACAAGCAACCGCTGTCGCACAGCAACAACTGGCCGCTTCTCGGTTCCAAGAAGCCCGACGGTCTTCCGTACAAGATCAAGTATATCCTTGACTGGGAGGCAGAGACAGGTGACATCGGCGTTGATACGACGGCGCCTCGTGTCTCACTTGATACGATCAAACTGATGTCTGTCCGTTCTGCGGCGAACGACGAGACGGGCATGACTGAGTATGGAAAGCAAAATACGCATCAGACTCCTGAGCGCGAGGTGCTGACCGGTGCGCAGCGTGTCGTTGCGGATGTTCCGCGGGGTCGTCAGACTCAGCGCGGCGATCAGGGTTCTCGCGGCGGGAGCCCAGGTCGCATCATCGTGCCTCCTCTTACGCAGGAGCTGCGTGAGTACTACGAGGGCCACGTGAACAACCTTGCTGCCTTCCGATACAACGAGTATGCGGAGTGGGTGACTGTGGGTCAGTGCCTGAAGAATCTCCACCCCGATCTCAATGATCTGTGGCATGACTTCAGCTCCAAGGGCAATGGTTACAATCCGGCCGATGCGGAGAACAAGTGGAATTCGTTCGGTTATCGCATTGATGGTGCGAAGCTGGGACGTGGCTCTCTGCGATTCTGGTCTCGCGAGGACAATCTGGAGGGATACAAGGAGGTGGAGGACAAGAATGTCCACGCTCTGATGGAGCGGTCTGCGGAGACTGCGACAGAGAACGATGTTGCGCAGGTGATCTACGCAAAGTATGGTGATGAGTTCAAGTGTGCCAAGTTCGGACAGAACATCTGGTATCGGTACAGTGAGCACATCTGGACGGAGACGGACAAGGGTGTTGCGCTTCAGATCCGGCTGTCCAAGGACATCTCAAATCTCTATCAGGAGGTGGTTATGTCAAAGAACATTGAGTTGCGGAACGTCGGTGGATGTGAGCACGCAAAGGAGCCAGACCCATCGTGCCCGACGTGTCAGCTGGAGCAGGCGATCAAGTCATACACATCCATTCGTCTGCGGCTGAAGAAGACGAGTTTCAAGGAGTGTGTGATGAAGGAGTGCCGCGAGTTGTTCCTTGACGAGCAGCTTGCGGCGAAGCTGGACGAGAACAAGAATCTCATTGCGTTTGAGAATGGCGTGTTTGACTGTGCGAGCCTGGAGTTCCGCGACGGAAAGCCGGATGATTACATCAGCTTCAGCACCCGGATTACGTTTGATCAGAACAAGCATCACTCTACCTACGAGTGCTGGGCTGAACTGGATCGGTTTCTGCGAAGCATTCTGCCGAATGAGAATGTGCGCCGATACTTCCTGAAGCATCTCTCCACATGTCTGTCGGGGAACAACGATGCTCAGAAGTTTCACATTCTGACAGGAACGGGTTCCAACGGCAAGTCCATGTTGATGAACTTGATGGCGACAGCGTTTGGCGATTACTGCTGTAAGGCGCCGATCTCACTGCTCACTCAGCAGCGTAACAAGTCGGCTGCGGCTGCGCCGGAGCTGGTCCGTATGAAGGGTCGTCGTTTCGTGACGATGCAGGAGCCCGATGAGCAGGTGCCTCTCAATACAGGTCTGATGAAGGAGTTGTCTTCCTGCGAGAAGGTGACGGCTCGCGATCTGTATGCGGGTTCCAAGCAGATGATTGACTTTGACATTCAGGCCCGATTCCATCTGGCGTGTAACGAGAAGCCGAAGATCAATACGACGGATGGAGGCACGTGGCGCCGTCTGGTTGTGATTGACTTCCCGATGAAGTTCGTATCGGATCCGAGGGCGACGAACGAGTTGCCGATTGACGAGAGCATTGTGCAGAAGGTTGTTTCCGACGACTGGGCGACGTGCTTCATGAGCTATCTGATCGGCACGTTCCGCGAGGGCAATGGCTGGCGCAAGATTACCCCTCCCGTGGAGGTTATGGCGTATACGAATGAGTACAAGGTGGAGTCGGACACGATCGCCAGGTTCATCCTGGAGTTCGTGCACGCGGTGGATCCAGCGGTGATCCCAGAGGCTGTCACATGGAACAATATCACATCAACCTTCCAGGACTGGAAGCGTAGCAATGAGGTTGCTGGTCGTGCGGCAGCGACCGATTTGAAGAAGAAGATTGAAGAGAGGTATGGGAAGTATCCTAACCGCGGGTGGACCTCCTTCCAGTTCGGCGCGCTTTAGATTTCCGGCCTGCGCGGCCTGCCCGATACGTCCGGCTGCGCTTGCTGCCTCGGCGACGCTTGCGACCACCAACACCATCTGTCGTGCCAGACGGATTCTCTACAACTGGCGCAGCGGTTTCACTTGACTTGCCCGGAATGTAGGACGATGCCCACTCACCCCATGTCCTGCCTGATGTATCGCTCATTTGTGTTTAGCATTTACTTTTTTGATTTACTCATTCCGGCTGGCGCCGATCTTGGACAGGTAGTATGTCCGGAGAACGCCGATCATGTACACCACCAGGGCGAAGGAGATCATCAGCTGGATGGTGGACGCAATGAGCTCACCGGTGCGCAGGGTGACACCGCCAACAACGACAACCGACTCCTGGATGCCCTTACCACCCAGGGGGGCGAGCAGGGGCGCGATGATGCCATCCGTGAGGGACGCAAAAAAGCGGGCCACGACAGACCCGAGGTAGAACGCAGCGGTCAGGATAATGATGTCCTTGGTATCAAGCATATTAGTTTGTCTTGACTTCTAGATTATTTTTGAGGGCGGCTTCGTCGTGTCCGACGCGTCTTTCTACGCCCTCCCAGATAAGTCTTTATCTTCCTCTCAATGTCTTCGGGAATATTCTTTGCTTCACTAATATCTGCTACACTCTGAACACCTATCTTTTTATTTGCATGTGTTCTTACAACCGCTACCTCAAGACCCTCTTTCATACTGTTCCACGACTGTGGGTTTAAATTTTTGAAGTAGAACACGGCATTTTTATCGTCCTTCAGCGATATCATAATGTCATTCATGAATGGGTCGCTGCCTCCTTCCAGCACTATTTTCCAAGGACCCGATGTATATGTAGTTTCGGGACCTCTTTCGGTCTTATACACATCGTTGAGTTTGTTAAACAATAACGCCCCAACTGAACTATCTGGGGCATTCGGCACCAGACTAATAATTACTCCTTTATCGGCGCTCATTTATATAAACTATAAGGTAATATGGACACTCGCTTCTGGGGTCCGTCGGGGTGGCAATTATTCCATCTGATCGCATTCACATCTCCACATCCACGGGAGGTATTGGAGGACATGAAAGATGTACTGCCGTGTAAATACTGTAGAGCATCCACATCAGAGTTCGTAGGCAAACACCCACCAACCAAGCCGTATGGCAGGTGGCTGTATGAGATTCACAATATGGTGAACAACAAGTTACGCACGCAATGTGCAGAGGATCCCGCAGTCGTTGATCCCGGACCTGATCCCGACTTTGCCGACATCAAGCGACACTATGAGGCCATGAAACCGACTGCTGTTCCCGGGCGTGATTTCCTTATGGCGATTGCGTATAACTTTCCAGACAAGCCAGAGCCCAAAGACATGAGCACGCAGCGCGAGTTTCTCCACCATCTTGCGGATGCGTATCCGTTTGAGAGTCTGCGAACAAAGTTTCAGTCCTACATCAAAGCAAACGAACCTGATCTTCAAAGTCAAAAACGGTATACAAAGTGGATGTATGGTCTGATGAAGGAACTCTCAGGAAAGATCCCAATCAAGACGTATCGTGGATATATGGCACATTTAGCGTATTACAAGAGCAGTTGCTCTAATAAGACGTATCGTGGTAAGACGTGTAGACGAACGACAAAAAATCGCCATACCACGCGTAAGGTTTCACATCGTAATCTTCTGTAACCTATTTCCGCTTCTCCTGTAAGGCTTCCATCTGGCGAACATGTTTTGAGGAATAACATGTATCTTTACCAGCAGCCTTCTCCTTGGCGGACTTCTTGCTTTCTTTACGAGTTTTGGGTTGATTGTCCATTTTAGAGGGATAATCTTACCTATTCAGGTAGAGATGTTTCCGTTTTAATGCCGGCGAGTCTTGCGGCTGCCCCGACGACGACCACCGACCGTGGCGGCCGTGGCGGCGACACCCCCACCGCGCTTGGTCTTCTTGTAGGACTTGGCTGCCAGCTTGAGCACCTTGCCCAGCTTCATGCCCTTGTTCGCGCGCATCGTCTTCTTCACGTGCGCCATCCATGCGGACTTGCGCCCGCCCGTCTTGGGTGCGTCTGCTGCGTCTACTGGTGCTGCTGTATCTGCCATTTTGTTTAACGCGCAAGAGTTTTCTCTACGAAGCCCTTGCCGTTTTTGTCAAACAAATTCCACTGGCACCCCAGCGCCTGTGGTCGGTCGGGGTTGGCATTCACCGTCTTCAGTTCTGTCTCGGGGGCTACAATCGTGATGTGATCCTTATTGAACCGCAGAAGGTCCTGGGGGTCGCGAGGGTGAAGGGCCTGTTGGTAGCTGAGGCGACGAAGATTTGATCCGTTCCATGAAAGATTCACCAAGGGCTCCAAATCGGATCCGTTGATGGTTCCACCGGACACGATGATCACCTTGTCCTTGAGGGCATCCAACTTGGCTGTGTGGACCTCCTTGTCAGTCCTCACGAGGCGGCGGCGCAGAGTCGTCATAATGTGCTCGGCGGCCTTGTTCAGCGTGACGGTCTTGGTTGTATGCGGCACGATAGACAGGATGAACGGGTCCTCGGACGGGAAGGCATCGTTGGTGATGTCTATACACACCTGCTCAAAGGACACATTCTCCTCGGCATAATCGTATCCCTCATTCTGTGCCTTCAAGCCGACAACAGGCTCGTCGCGCTCATCCGAATACAGGTGAACCTCAAGCAGCCGGACACCCCGGGCAAGTGCGGTCGGGACGTCTTCATACACCGAGCCCGCAACATAGTACTCGCACAGTCGTTTCCTAGGCATAAGCATGGGCACTTCACCGAGCGTCTCATCATAGACGAGGTAGCCGATAAAGGCAAGTAGTAACACGGCAATCAGCCACTCCATTATTCTTTTGCGGATGATTCTTTCTTCGGCATCGTAAACAGAAGGTTGCGGAATGCGTTGATGACATCGTCTGGGATCTTCTCGTCCATCGGGATGTTCATCACGCATGCGTAGTGGAAGTAGATACAGTACATCCCGCACTCGGAATCCTTGTACTGGTGACGCGTCTTGTTGAAGGTCATCTTCATATCGTTCTTGTGAATCCCAGTCGCATCCCACTGCTCCTTCCAACGCTTCATGAGAGTCTTGATCTCCGGCTCGGGAGACGACGCATACGAATCAAAGTAGGTTACGCGAGGGTATTCCAGTTCCGGTCTCGTATCGCAAAACACCGCCACCCAATGCTGCCCAGGACCATCGTGCGGATCCGTATTTATTACAATACCAATTCGGTGTTTCCCTCGCTTGTGAAGTTCGGCAAGTTTCATGGAGCAGAGCGCGCTGACGACACATTTGCGGGTTTCATCTTGAAGATCAAAGTCAATCGGGACGGTGCCTGCGTAGTAGTAATCAGCAAACAGGTTTACATAGTTCTTCTCTACGGCATCAATGTCGTCCGAAGACAGCCACTCTTCGCGATTCAATGCCCATTCCTTTGGTGCCTTGGGCCTGCGTAACAAACTGGCCACGATACACTCGGCACGACCGGTCTTACACTTGGAACCAAGCCGGCGTTGAAGTTCCTTCCAGGTTGCGTCAATGTTGGCTCCGCAACTTATGGGAGTTTCTCGCGGATGTTCCTTGTTGTACACCTCGCACAGTCGTTTGACTTCTTCCTCATCAAATACCGACATTCTTATTGTTTGAAACAATATACTTTATAACACAAATATAATGAACGCACCCAACATCGTGGAGGCGGTTGTTGCCGTTACCACTCATGGCGAGATTCTGCTAAGTCCAGATCGCAAGCCAATGACGTTTCGGCTTCCGGCGGGCATGACGCTGACAAAGGTAAGTATGGCAGTTCCCGGTGTATGTAACATCACAGATGACCGCGATTTGGAGGTTATTATCAACCGCATCATTGAGTTATGGAGGGCTCCCCGCAATCGCAATGATTGGCGAGTTCAGGCTGTGCGTGAGGTGATTGCGGAATTTCAAAAGAGCACTAAGAAACAGGTTCAGACGGACCGAATACCCGGGAATATAGACCACGCCGCATTCGTCCATTACGTGCTCAAGATGGGAACTGAAACGACATACAATCCGGGCGACGAGGTGATTAATAAAATGTTCAGTCGGTCGGCAGCCGAGGACAAGGCCCGGTATGATTACAAGGTCCTCGCATTGAATCTACCAAACTATCCCGATCTTATGGCCAATCTGCTGGGGAAACGTGGGGCGGGGGAGATTCTCCTAATGGATGTCGTCCAGATCCTACAGCAGCGCGGGATTAATCACATTACGATGTTTGACTTTTCATGCTCTATCATGGACTCAGCCGAACGTGATACCCGCATTATTCGCCGTGAACTTACAGTCAAGGGCTTAAAGGGCGGCAAGAGTCGGCGTTACAAGAAGAAAACGAAAACTCGGCGCACAAGGAAAGCAAGACTCTAAATGGATACTCTTAAGCCCACACTCGCTCGTTATCTGGATATTAACAAGAAGCTCTCGGAGGTGAATGCCCGTGCCAACGAGTTACGCGATGAGCGACGTTCGGTGGAACTGGACCTTGCTGCCGCATACAATGAGGAGCCGCTGCCCGACAAGATTGAGCTGAAGCAGTCTCAGATGGTCTTCCTTGTGAAGAAGCCCGGTGAGTGGAAGAAGGGTTGGACGCTTTCTAAGAAGCAGCTTCAGGAGTATCTGCTAGAGATCCTGCCTGAGCACGGTCCGGATGTTATGAAGGAGATTGCTCGGCGTCACGAGCCAAAGCTGGTGGCCACCGATTATGCGTTTGATTTGAAGGTGATGGATGTGTAGGACTATTTGAGGGGAATATCATCGTAATTATACTGTTTGGGTGCTTTGAGCGCTTCCCGCATTAGGCGGAGCGTCTCCTGCATTTCTAGGAGTGTTTTTTCAACTGTTTCAATATTTCTATCTGCCATGAACCCCACCTGGATTCTCATGAGACACGGGGTCACCTCTTGGTGGGCGCGTAAAACACGTGAGGCAAGGGTTCCAAAATTCTTAATCATTAATCTATGGATATCTGGTGAGATATTTTTAAATGGTATAAATAAAATGGACCTCAACGTACTTATCCCCGTGCTCCTCTTCATTCTCCTGTCGCCGGGCGTCCTCCTGTCCCTGCCGCCGGGGTCGGGTCACCTCGTCCAGGTGCTCACCCACGCCGCGGTGTTTGGCGTCGTGTACTCCGTTCTTCGCATGGTGTTCCCTCAGTACTATTAAAACGGACTTTCTACGTTCACGCAGATAGATCGTAATGGAATCCTATTGCCCATACAACCCCGCCAATAGAGTGTTTGCCGAGCGTGACATTCACAAGATCATACACAAGCATGGGCTGCCTCACTATCGGGTGAGCAACCCGCGCGTGTTTCAGACAGCAATGGTTCACACCACGTATGTCCGTCGCACCGAATATACGACACCCGATGGCCGACCCGCGCAATTGGCGACCTGTCCGTCTGGCGTGATGCCACT